AAACATACGGCTTGAAGGCCATACCACCGAGGGCCATGCAAAGCTCGATGCTGTTTTGCACGTTCGACTGGAAGCGAGCCAACTGCTCGTTGATAAAGTCAGCGCGAGGACCACCGTCAGCCGTGATCGTCATCTCCGAAGAGACAACCTGCGCGAACTCCTTCGCGATCGCTCGCGGAAGGCCGAGAGGTTTGACCTCGTCGTCGGCCCACTCGGGCTTATCGACGTACATGCCGTACCACCGACTAATGGCGCGAGACATTTTATCGCTGACGAGCGGGTCCGCATCGAAACTCTTATAAATCACGTTAGAAGGCACAAGCACATTTCTCGAAAATGCACCGAGCTTTCCCCAAAGGTTATTTAATGCCATACGCCCTCACCTCGCGTTTCATAATCGTGCGGACAAAATACCGCATTTGGTCCATGCTGTGGTCGTTCTCTTTAATCACGGCGTCACTCGAAGCCTTTTCGTCCCACGCATACGCGCCGAACTCAGCTTTCGTATTGACGCACGTCTTATTGAAATGGAGCAAGCCAGCTTGCAGCATTGTTCCAGTATCGCGAATACCGTCAAGCACGTCGTTCTTTGCGTTCTTGACACTGAATTTGCCGTGCCGTCTGATCGTCTCCTTGAAGGACGCGGCCGAAGGGTCAATGACGACTTGCTCAATCAAGTAACCATCTGCGAAGGCCTCAAGATCGGCATAATACTCTTCATCGGTCTTCTGCTTGCCCTTCTTGCGGCCGTCGTAGTAATACTCTTTCACCATGAAGGCCGAATTGCCTTTTACGCGCCAAAGCCCGAAGACGCACGGGTTGAGCGTGCCATAGTCGCAGCTAATGTAATAACGACCGCTCGAGAGGTCGTCATCGATCATGTGCTTTTTCGCGTCAAAGAAGGGATAAACCAGGCCCTCAGCCTTCGTCCACTTTCCGAGGATATACCGCGCGTAGAAAACGCCCGTATACATACCCTCGTAGCGCTGCTTGATTTTCTCGGAAAGGCTGAGGTTGTCAGCCATCGTAAAATGCAGATGAAGAACGTTCCTGCGCTTGCACTCAAGCACCCATTCTTTGTAGAACCAGTGCATGGGGCCTTCGGGGTTGCAGTTAAACCAGAACTTGCTCCCCGCGACTGAGCATCGGGCGAGAGCCTGCTCGACGAAGGACCGCGGCATAAGCGCAACCTCGTCAAAAAGAACGCCGGCCAGAGTCATGCCCTGAACAAGCGTATAGCTGGATTCGTCACGACCTCCGAAGAGGTAGTAGGTATTGCTGTGACCGCCGACCGAGATAATCAGCTTATTCTCAGCGCGTCGCTCGGTTACCTTGAAAAGACCCTCAAGCCAGGAGGGCAAATGCACGATCACATTGCGGCGCAGCGACTCGATCGTGCGGCCGCAAATGGCGAAGCTCTCATTATTGAAGGAGTACATACTCCAAAGGATAAAGCCGACCGCCATCGAGACCGTCTTGCCCGATCGGATAGAGCCGTCGCAGAGAATACCGTCGTAGTCTGCAAACTCAGGTCTCTTCCACCACGTCAGCGTCAACGTCTGCCGAGGACTGAATCTCTGGTATTTCATTTAGATCGATTCCCCCCTCTGCAGCGCCGGCGATCGCCTCAAAGAGGTTATTCTTCTGCGTATCGCCCTCCGGATTCGTCCCATCAAAGAGACCGAGATATTTACCAAGCATCTCGAGAGCGCGAGCCTTATCAGCGAGTTTGACCTCTACGCCATACATACCCTCCTTGACAGAGGCGAGAGCTGCCAGCTTATCAGCGGCCACGTCGTCAGAGTCTTTAATGAGAACGCGGCCGCCTTGAATCGTCAAAAAGTCGGTAGCCTTCGCGAAGCCGATCGAAGCGAGTTCTTTTAGGACACGTTCTCGTGTGATCTCGAGCTTTTCAGCCGCCGATTTTTGTCTTTTTTGGATTGCAGCTTGAATTTCGGGTTTCTTCAAATTTGAAACGCCGATCGAGTAAGCCGTCTTTTTGCTATATCCTGCACGGATTGCGGCTTGCGTCGCATTCAGGTCGACAAGGTATTCATCGACAAACTTTTGCATCTTCGGAGTCATTTTGCCTGCCACGCTCACCACCTCCAAACGCAGCAAAATGAAAAGAGCGACTGCTTCCAGCCGCTCTTCTTCAGGAGGAAGGACAATGGCCGTGCTCGCCAAAACCTTCCATACCAGTATACAATGTGACCCCAAGAATTAACGCGCTTTAGCCTAAAATAATCATAATACCGCATTTACGCCGGAATTAGCGCGCTTGCCGCCTCCTGCAATGCGAGTAAAGCTCTGCGGTGAAGCTCCTGGGTCCACCGGAATGTATAATTCATTCTGACGGCGATCTCCTCCCACCGTAAGTAGCTGAGATACCGAAGCTCGAGGACGGTCTTGAAGTTCAGGTCCTCAACAAGCTCCTTGATGATCTGAGAGGTCTGCCGCTCAAAGTCAGCGATCTCCATGATCTCATCCTTGATCTCTTCTTGCAGCGTCATAATCGCGACAACACAATTCTCGGTCTTGCTTGTAGGGTAACCGCCGCCGCTCGAAGCGTTCTCGGGATTCGCGGTAATAGACTCGGCGATCTGCCGCCACTCCTCAATGCGTTTTTGCCTTGCGGCAATACGCTCCTTTGCGCGATAGCCGCGATTGAGTACGACCATCGGGTCGTCAGATAGAGACTGTAAAACTTCTTCCGTCATGTTACCTCCTTGATTCTGGCCTTGACCGCCTCAAGCAAAGCGTTCTGGCCTGCCTCTTTGTCTCGTAAGACAATATCGTAAATACGTTCGTCGATCGTACCTTTTGCCATAAGCGTGTGAATGAGAACGGGCTCAGCCTGCCCGCGCCGGTGAAGACGCTTATTCGCCTGCTGGAAAAACTCAAGGTTCCAAGTTGGGCTATACCAAATCGCGATATGACCGCCGAACTGTAAATTGAGACCATGACCGGCGCTTGCGGGATTTGCGAGAAGAATCGGAATCTCCTTAGCGTTCCACCGCTTAACGACATTCTCCTCTTTTACATGAACGGCCTGAGGGTACCGCGCTTGCAGCCGATCAAGCTCATGCTTGTAGTTGTAAAACACCAAAACCGGTTGACCGTTCGCCTCTTCGATAAGCTGGTCTAAGACCTCGAGCTTTTGGTCATGGACGATCTGGGCCTTACCGTTCTCGTCGTAGACTGCGCCGCCGGCCAACTGCAAGAGCTTATTTGTCAAGATCGCAGCCGTTGCCGCATCGACGTCGCCGTCTGCAAAAGGTAGCAGCATAGTCCTTTCAAGCTGTTGGTACATAGCCGCTGCTTTTTCTGAGAGTTTGACCTCATGGGGAATCGTAAGCCGTTCAGGAAGGCCCGTCGTTTCCATGCTGATACAGAGATCGCTCAGTTTCGCAAAGATTGCCTCACGGGCCCCGTCCTTCAAGTTCCAGTCATAGACGATTCCATTCGGCCCGCGTCTGCCAGGCGTGAAGTAGGTATCGCGATAGGCCGACAATGTTCGACCAAGCCGCGCGCCCTCGTCCAGGAGATAAACCTGAGACCAAAGATCGAGTAGCCCATTCGGGGCCGGCGTACCCGTAAGACCGACAATTCGGTCGATATATTTTCGGACTTTCCGAAGAGCCCTAAAGCGCTGCGCCTTACTGGACTTAAAGCTCGATAACTCGTCGATTACGACCATATCGAAAGGCCACTTCTTTTTGTAATAGTCGACGAGCCAGACGACATTTTCACGATTGACGATATAAAAATCGGCGTCAGTATGCAACGCGTCAATTCGCTCCTGCGCCGTGCCGATAATCAGGGAATACGTCAAGCCCTCGAGCTGGTCCCACTTTGCCAGCTCGTCGGGCCACGTCTCTCTCGCAGGAAGGAGCGGCGCGATCACAAGGACCTTGCTTGTCTCAAAATAGTCTCGCAGCAATTTCTCACACGCCGAGAGCGTGATCGCCGTCTTGCCGAGGCCCATATCGAGGAACAGACCCGCGGCCTTATGCTCAAGGACAAACTTCTCAGCAAAAGCCTGATAGGGGTAGGGCGTATATTTCATGCCTGCACCCCGATCTCAATAAGCCGCTGACGAAAGACTTCTGCGTCGTCGATCAGCCAGACGTGACAGCCCAGCCCCTCCAAAATGCGAAAGACCTTCTTTTGCTGCTCGCTCCGTCCGTCGTTCAAGCCTGGGCGCTTAAGCTCGACAAAAATGATATGGGGCCCAGGCAAAATACAAATTCGGTCAGGCACGCCCCGACGTCCGGGGCTTACCCACTTCCAAGCCACGCCCCCGAGGCCCTCGACTTGTCGGCGGATATTCCTTTCTACTGTTGATTCTTTCAAAACTACCTCCTACAGCAGTTACAGCGAAAACAGCGCATTTTCTATATAGGACATTGTAATTAAGGATTTATAGAGATATATGGGTATATTTTCCTCTTAAATTTCTTAATTTTTTACCCTTATATAGATAATTGTTTATTTTGCTGTAACTGCTGTTTTGCTTGCAATCACTGACTTTTTTGAACAGCAGTAATTTTTGGCAACTGCTGTATCTGCTGTAAGCTAAGGCCGCCAAACTGCTGTAACTCCGCTGTAAAATCGGGTCGTTCTGCTGTTAAATCCCGGGGTTCTGCTGTTAAAGGATTTTGGCAAAGCCCCTTTGCTTTCCATAAGTCGGGCCGCAATCAATACTCGATATAGGCCGCCAGCCAGGCAGTCGCTTAAGCATGGAATTGATCTCACGAGCCTGCGCCGGCGTATAATCACGAACTGAGCCGCCGAAGAGCTCTCGCCAAATTTCCATAGCGCACACATACCTGCGAGGTACCGTCCCTTGCGGCTGTTCGTCAGAAAAGCCGTCCGCCCAAAAAGCAAGTCTTTGCTCGAGGTCTCTCGAGGCCCAGTCTTCTGGCAAGAGCGTATTGACGAATTTCTCAATGAGACTTTGCTTGCCGTTCATTTCAGTATGCTCGTCCTGAATTGCCCGCGCCTCAGCCTCAATCTTCGCGTCATTCAAGTACCAGACTTCACCGGCATTATACCGAACCATGATCTCCGCCCATACCTGATCGACGATCTCAGGCGTAAAGTAATCACCTGTCTCTCGGCCCTTGTCCGTGACCGTAACAGGCCAAAAACGGCGGCCGCCTGTCGCGTCTCGCAGGAATTCATCATCATTGGTCGTACCAAAGAAGGCGCATTGCCGCGGGCGCTCTTGCGTTCGACGCGCATACGCCGCGCGGTAGCTATCTGACTGTTTAGAGACAAACTGCTTGATCTGCTCAAGCTCAGCCTTTCGGGTCGCGGCCATTTCTCCCATCTCAATAAGCCAAAAGCCTTGAAGTTGTTCGTACGCCTCTTTACCTTGAACGGTATAGAAGGAATCAGAAAACCAGGACTTACCGAGCTTGGCAAGAGTCGTAGACTTGCGGCAGCCCTGAGGGCCGACCAGGACAAGAATGTGATCGTGTTTACACCCAGGCTGCATCACACGGGCAACCGCGCCGATCAAAGCCTTGCGGGTGACCGTTCGCGTGTACTCAGTATCTTCGGCGCCGAGGTAGTCAATGAAGATCGTGTCCGCACGGGGCGTTCCGTCCCAGGTGAGACCCTCCAAATATTCGCGGACAGGATGCCGTGAGCATTTAAGCATCGCAAGCGCAACCGCATCGACGATCTTCGAGACATTCGCGATCGTGTAACGCTTTTCGATGTAATTGCGAAGACCTGCGTCGTCAACGTCGTTCCAGGCGTTCGAGAGTCGAGCGCTGAGCTTAATCCACGGTAAGTCGCCGCAGACGGTCATGCGCTCCTTAAAGGTGTCGTAGAAGTAGCGGCCCTTTAAGCGGCGGTCGTTTTCCATGATGATTCTGACATTCTCGATCGTGGCCTCGCATTTTCCCGTTTTGGTAAGAGTCAGGTCGCGAGTCCAGCTCATATCTTCTTCGCCTTCATCGGTAGAGGCGCCGTCCTCGTCAAACTGCGCGCTGATCTTCTGCAAACGCTTTCTTGCAAGCTCCTCGCGAACCTCGGGAATCTGCAAAGCCTCGTCAGCCATTGCAACGAACGACGGGAGACGGCTGCTCGGGGTTCCAGGTGCGGCAGCGTCATCTTCATTGCCGAATAAGTGAATACGAACAAGGTCAAAAGCATTACAGAGCTTTCCGCTCGCGGGGTCCGTGCCATGATGGGAGTACGCGAAGAGACCGTTATCGTAAAGGACCAAGCCGCCGGTCGTGGAGCCGCCCTTGAAGGTATAGCGGCCGTCGTCGCATTTCTCGTAAACATCAGGCAAGAACTCCGCGATTGCGTCCTCAACAGAATATGTACTGCAGAACGCGCCGACGACACCGTCCTTTGCGGTAGGGTCTCCTTGCTTTTTAGCAAGTCGGTGA